TGGTTCATCACTTGCACAAGTTCCACCAGTAACTACATTAACCCAACCACGTATACCCTCTTTTGATTTACTTCTAAACCAATCAGTTAGGCCTTCTTCAGTCACATCTTTAAACTTCTTATGTTCTTTTTTAGCAGATGCTTCCATTTTCTTTAAGCGAGTATAATAGTCTGGGATTTCGTCCAGGTGTTGAAGTGCAATATCTCTAGCGAGTTCATGATCTTTTGTGTGTTCATGTTCAATAGGCTCGCCCATATCAAGTTGTTTTTGAATGAAAGATACATCAAGGCGATGTTTTCTTGCAATTTGCTCAACTCTTTTATATTTATTATTCTGCTTTTGTCTGTTTTAATAACTTAGATAACTCTGCTGTTGATCCAACAAACAATGCATTGGTGACATTTGTAGTTGATTTTCCATCTTTAGTTTCTTCAATATCTTTTAATTTCTTTTGAAGGTCTAATAATTTGTCTGTAGCATCAGCAACACTTTTTATTAATTGTCCAGCAACTTCATAAGCTCTTGGTTGATCTGTTTCTTGAGCTAATTCAAGAATACCATTAATTGCCTCTTGTCCTTTTTCTATAAGAGAATACAAATTACCTCTTGTGTACTCATAGTCCTTTCTAATATCTTTATTAGAATCATCTACAACCGGCAATTCCATTTTTGCAAGTTCACTTGAAGACTCAACAATTTGAGATTCAATGTCCAATGCTTTGTCTAGGTCTTCAAAATTTTTTGTCATAGTCATTTTATGTTAAAGTTGAGGGATCAACATCAGTATCAGTTACCGAATTATAAATTAACCCATCATTAAAGAAATCAGTTTCCCCACTAAATCCAAAATCATCACCATCTTCTATTAAGTTATCATCAGATTGTGTAAGTAAGTAAATGTCTGATCCATTCAGATGTTCAGTAATTGATGTTCCAGATGTTCCTCTAGATACTTTTACATTATTCCCTGTTATTGAAATTGCTTCCATTACCTCACCATTTACAAATAATCTAGATCCAACAGAAATAGATGCAATAGTATCTACTGCTATTGTTGTTGAATTTTCTTCCAGATCATGAGTTAATTTTGCGATCATATTATTTGCATAAGGTTCAACTGCTGTTGCTGTGGCAGTATAACGAACTGATCTTGGATAATTTCTTTCAGTGTCGGTGTGATAATCGACTTGAACTTTTTTGATAATTCCTGGAGTTGAAGTTGGAATTGGCCCATAAAGATATGTTTTAGCTGTAAAATTTAAAGTATAAATTAATGTTCTTCTTGAATTAAAATTACCTTCGTAATCATCTCTCATAGAGATATTTTCCAAAACAATAGGAATATCCTTTTTCTCACCAATTTGTTGTATCAAAAATACTGTAATATTGTATGATGGTTGAAAATAAGGAAGTATTTGTTCTACTATTTGAAGAGCATCCTCATTTGTTTTGCTCATAATACTAAGTTCAAATCCAATATTATAAGGGACTGGCATGAAGACTTTATTCAGTTCTTTCCCAGAACTTTTATCTAAAGCCTTAAATTCTTTGGTTACGGAAAGTTTTCTTGAAGAATCGTACTGAAGAGAGGTCATTTCAAATGCCATTCGTGGCAAAGTTATACCCTTTTTACTTTCAATATCTGGTTGTTGCTGAATCTTTGCTAAAAATTTATCAATTGATCCATAAGCAAGAGGCACTTTAATCGAACTAACTACATTTGTTGAGTTATCTTTTCTCTTGATATCAATATCATTAAAAATTGTTCCGAAAGCAACAATTGTTTTTCTAATAATTTCGTTATAAAAATAAGTTCCTAACATTTAACTATACCTCACCAAATGGGTTTTTTTCTGAAAAATCTATAATCAAATCTGCCTCTGATTCAATAGTTTTATTATCTGCAAATGGATTTGATTCATCAAATTGTGTTATATTATCTAGTATAAAAATACTTCCATTACTTCCGGTTATTTTTTCTCCTTCAATAAATCTTCCAGATATATTAGATATTTTAAGTTCTTTTGTTACTGCATTCCAAGTCTTGACCTTTGCAGTTGCTCCAGATGTATATCCGGTCACAACTTCATTTAATACAAATCCATTATCAACTAATGTAGTTGCACTTTCTGGTGCCGAAAATGATATTGTTGGAGCATATGGAAATCCTTCTCCAGTATTTTTGAATCTAACTCCAACAACATTGCCATTGGCATTTAATACGGATTCTGCCAATGGGTTTCCATATATTGAAGAATTTGGATTTGCAGAAAAACTAACAGTCGGTGGGTTTACATAAGATCCACCACTATTTGCGATACTGATGTTCGTTATCGCACCAAAAGTGGATATTCCTACAGTTGCTATAGCTCCTGAACCTATATTACTAACTATTGATATTGATGGGGCCTTTAAATAACCACTACCAGGGTTTGTTATTAAAATTCTATCAATATAGTAGTAATTAATTGAATTACTTGTACTTGTTATTGCGACTGCTGTTGCTGTAGTCCCACCAGAAACTTGTGGTGGGGATATTCTTATTGTTGGTGGGGTTCTGTAATCAGAACCTCTTGCTAACACATTTATAAATCTTACTGAACCAGTATTTGTAGTAATTCCGAGAGTTGCTGTAGCAGTTGTTCCGATTCCAATTAAAGACATTGTTGCAATAAATCCAACATCCTCAACTTCATCATTAATTTCTGATACATTAGTTTGAATAACTTCGTCTTCATAACGGAAGAGTTCGCAAGTTAATTCATATGTGTAATTTTTTTGAAGTTGATAAAAAGGATCATCTCTTTTTACATACTTAATTTCAAATAACCTATCACCAAGAGGAAAATAAATTAAATCACCCTCTTTTGGTCTTGATATCAACTTTAGGTTGGTCTTTCCGGACAATAAAGGTTGAACATAAGTCTCATATCTTTCTTGGGAGATTGATAAAATCAATTCATCCTTTGTTTCTATACCAAATTTTGACAAAGTATCACCTTGTCCTTCCCATCCATCATAACTTACGACATAAGCTTCTAAAGGAATTGCCTGCTCAAATCTAGATGCAACTATTTCTCTAATTATACTTTTTTCACCAATAAAAGATTGGGGCAAATAGTGTACTTCTACGCCATGCATTCTTATAGATTCATTTACCAAATCTTGCAAAAGATTTTGTTCAGATTTTGAACCGTTAAGAAAAAAGGGATTTAACATGCGATTATCCGATCATATCAAACGGTGGTAATTCATATGTGCTCATCATTTTCTCCATAATTTGATCTATCTCTCTTTGAGCATCTTCATATATTTCTCTTCCATTAAACTCAACTCCACCTGGAAGTTTCATTCCTCTAAATTTCAATAAATTTTGCCCCCATTGCCTTTTTATCAAAGATGTCAAGTAGGGTTTTAAGAACGAATCATTCCAAACTCTAGAGTAATCATTCGGATCTAAAGTCGAATAGCAATCAATGACAAGATATTGGTCTGCTCTAATTGCAGACCAATCCACATCCATGTACAATCTATCTTGCCTCTTATTAAATCTTATTTGTTTTTGAGGGTTTAACAGAAAATCAATATCTTCAAGGTATCTCTTAGTCATGCTATAAGTTAGTAATTCAAGTGATCCCCAATAATAAAGATCATTTAGAAATAATTGATATTTAATACTAAACATTCCGCTCGAAACACTATTTGTTCCATCATATTGGAATATTTTATTTACTCCGATAATATTGGGTGGAATTTGAATATAATTTTGATTTTCTTCAAATCCAAAATTCGTCGGAGATCCTGAAATATTTGATGTGGCAGATGTAGTTCCTACTCCAACCTTTCCTCTTGCTCTGTTAATATCTTGTTGAGTTACTTTGTATTTGTAATAAGTTTGAATAACACCATCAAAATGTCTTTCTTGAAAAAGTTGAATTGCATCATCAACTAAATCTTCAATTTGTTCATCAGCTACATTAATTTCTAAAACTGGCGCACCCAGTTTTCTTTTACAATAATCTATTAACTCTTGTCTAGTTGTTGGTTGCGCCATTTATTTGCATAAACCTTTCAAAATATTTATGTTACAAGATTAGCGAGAACTTCTTGCTGTTTATAGTAAAGTTTTGCATAACATTTTGCAAAATCTCTTAATACTTCAATATCTTCAATTTTATCGAGATCTCTAGAAATTTTTTCATATTCAAATGATTTAGATATACTTTCTAAAGAAACTTTGTCAGGATCCATGCTGCTTATTTTCTATAATAGTTTTTAATAAAGTTTTGATTTCACTCAAATCATCTTTTATAGTATTAACTTCTTCTTTTAGGGTATTGATTTCATTTTGTTCTTTTAATTTTTGATTTTTCATCTGCATATACGCATTATATGCAGATGAATCTGTATTAACTATACTATTTGAAGAGGAATCTCTATAAAGATTCCTCTTTCCTTCGACGGGAATATAATTATTCATTCTATGCTAATGCTATCACTCTAAAGTCACGAATTCTTGGAACATTTGCCTGATTAGTTGATGTGAATATCAACTTAATAGCATATGCTTTGAATTCAGGTAAATTATTTATTGTAAATTCATGATCCACGAATTGATTATCTAAGGTTGTAGTTGCAATAAATTTGTCACTTGAACCATTATTTTTACTGGGATCAATAATTTCCATGCTGCTATTTAAATTCGAATATCCTGGGAATAATTCATAATCTGGATTCGCTGGGCCATCATTTCTATAAATCTTATAAAGTGCTCTGATATCACAACCAGTTGGTTTATTTGCAGCAAACATCACTTTTAAAGAAGTTGCTGGATTTTCTACGGAAATTGGTTTAGTTATATAGATTGCAGCATGTGGATCGTCAAATGGAGACATTATATCGCCATTTGTGGCAAAATCATTCACAGGATTATTGATCCTATTTGATGTCAGTATCGCACTTACTCTATTCAAGTCAACTACTGGAGATATATCTTCCTGCGTTGTATTTAAGTTCAATTCCAATGTCATAGATCTATTTCCAGGCAAATTATCCAAATATTCTAGTTCATTTGCTCTAGAAGCTATTAATCTGGGTGAATTAAACTTATTATTTTCGTTTAAAACAATCGGTTCAAATCCAGTATCTCTAAAAGATTCTTCTTCAGAAACATTTTCATTCTGGACAGATCCAATACTTGTTGCAGTAATAGTTCTCAATGCTGCTCTTATGAAAGTATCTGCTGGTGTAAATGTTTGCACATTTGGATGCACAGATTCAAACTGAATATTTTTAGATGCTTTGACATTAGTTCCACCATCATTCTTAGTTTCTCGGAAATACAAAGCTGGCAATGAACCAGTCCCTGTTCTGTCTGTAAGGATTACAGTTGATCCTGAAGTTTGACTCTGAGTATTAACTCTTACATAGAAGCTATCGAGATCTCTGGCGTCTTTATTTGGTATAGTAACTTCATTAAAATTAAATGTTGTGTTCAATCTAGCCAAAGATACGCCATTTAGTTCATATTTTAAAACTTTATCGTTGATATTATGTGCTGTCGGTATTGTATTGAATTGACCCCTCACAACACCATTTAATCCTGTTCCACTATTATTAATTCCAGTATATTTAATAATTTCAGAACCAATTTGGACATATCCTGGAGTTGTTGAACCAACTGATATGTTTTCGTATGTGGAGAAATTTTCAAGTATAGAAGTATTGCCAATAGATGTTACAATTATATCTGTTGATGCGTTGGATAGTGGTTGTAGAAGAGTTAAAACTGGAGTTGCGTCTGGTTTTAAATTGGATATTTCAACAATGTTATTCGCAGAATGCATAGCGTGTCCATAATATTTTACATTCATATGCAGTCCATCCTTAGAATTATCTGGGAAAATACTGAAAGTATTGGGTGTTTGATTTACAAATGTCACTGCAACGCCAGAACTGTTTACATATTGTATTACTGATGTTTGATTAAATGATCCCTGAACATTATCAACAAACATAACATTTCTACCATTTTCTAACATTCCAACAGATAATATTGGAGTTTCATTACCTATTTGCGCAAAAGATGTTGATGCTATTGAAAGTCTTTGCCCTATTTGATATCCATTTCCACCAGAAGTAACAGTAACACCAGTTGAAACTATTTTGCCATCTTGAACGGTAATTTGGCATCTTGCATTTAATCCAGTTTCTGAAGTGACATATACATTATTGTAAGTAAAAGACCCAGAAAGTGGAGTAATTCCAATTCCAACATCATTAACAATAATTCCCTGATCGCTTTGCTTTATAGTTCCACCTAAACCAACCAATCTTCCACTAAATCCAGATTGAGTTATTGCTATTCCAATTGGTATGTTTGCCAAATCGTCATTTGATATTATGGTAGAAATGCCAATTTTTAATTGTTTTGAATTCATTATTACTGGATTATTGCGCAATCTTCTAATTAAATTATTAGATTCGCTCAAAATAGGGCTATAGAATCTAACTGTTCCAGTATCAGTTACAAATTTTGCTTTATTGATGATATATTTTAAATCTTCATATTGATTCGCTGTCCAAGTTGATCCATTTTGTGACTTAAACAGAACTCCAGCAGATGGCTGCTGCGATACGATTATTTGTCCACTTTCATCATTGTTTACTGTTCTAACATCGATTTCGCCCATTCTTGCAATAAAAACATTATACTCATCAGAATTTGATAATAATGTCAATCCATATTCTTGATTTGCTGGCAAGTAAACTGGAGATGGGAAAGTGAATTTTGTGGAAATGGAACCATCTTCAGAAACAAAAACATCTTTTGGATCTAAAGTCACTTCTCCAAATTCTGGAATCTTTTGCGTTGGATTACCTGCAACTAGACTTCTTATTTGGCAAGTAATTGGAATTGATGAAGATTTTGTTCTAAAAAATACTTCCATACTTGTCACAAATATTCCACTTCCATTTCCAGTAACAAATGACTGGCAAAGAGGATCAACCCATTTTACTTCATCTTCTTTTACAGTATTTTCAGTAACTCTAAATTCTTGCCTTCTTTCAGTTTCAACTTTTTTATCATTATGGTCTTTTTTCTCAACCCTAGCATTTCTAATGCTAACAACATCTTCTTGAAGATTATCCAATTGTCCAGAAGCAAACCATGCTACTTCAGCTGAAGAATTCGTTTGGCCACCAATTAAAGAATTGGTAACGCTATCGGTCAATTTAAATGTTTTAGTACCTGTTGCAAATTTGGGATTAGTTGGAGTTGTTGAGTCTGGAATAAAGAGACAACCTTTTAATGATCCAGATTGATCCGTTACTAGTCGAACAGAAGTAATTCTAGCTTGCGCTTTACTGGTTAAACCAACCAAAATTTGATTTGGTGCAATCCACCCTAGACTATTTGATGTAATATCAGACAAGGAATAAGTGTCAACATTAAGAAGAGTTGATGATACGGAATAAGTTGTTTCTACTTGGGTTGTTCCGTCATATGGGTTTGTTGTGTAAGTTTCAGTTGGGTCATTATATGGGCCATACTTATGATTTGCGTTTGCAAGTCTAAATAAAATCCTTGGATTTACCCCATCACCCACTAATGAAGTATTATCACCAGGCATAAATCCAACAACTCTTTCGCCAGGTTGGAAAATTCCATCAACCATTTGTATTTCAATTAATTTTGGAATAACATAACCATTTACATTAACACCATCAAAAAATGCATACATTGTCGAACTTGGTTTCAACCTTCTTGCAGTAAATTCAATATTGCGAATTCTCAAATTAGGAATAACTTCTCTACTTACAACCTTAGAACCTAAACTTTGTGTGTCAATACTTTCAGAAACTTTAAATGAAACACCACTCCTCGTAAATGGTCTATTGACAGTAACTTCTGTTGCTTGACCACTTTGTGTTGTTTTTGTTGTTGTTCTCTTTAGTTGTTGCCAACCAGCTCCTGACTCTTCAGTTCCAAAAAATCCTGGAGTTACTGCACCTGGTTTTATGAAGTTTTCGCTGCTAGTGAGATTTGATGTAGTTCCCTGCGCATTAAGACTATTAATAATAGTATTAGCCGCAGTAATATCTCCAGCTTTTATAGCAGCGGCTGCGCCATTAGAACTAATGTGAATTCTAGTGTCATCAAATCTACCTAATTCCCAATTGCTAGTTGCGGATGTTTCATTCAGTACAACTGCTCCACCTAAAGGTCTAGTGTCTTCAGTTCTTCCGGCAAAGTTTTCCTCCCAAGCATTCCATTGAATAGCACTCCATCCATCCGCTTCCGGTGGATAAAGATCCATAAATGCTTGATATGAACCTTCAAAGGATACATTATTAACTGTCGGTGCGCTTGTTTCGATCCAAACATCCGATGCTGGTTGCATTTCAATGCTTCCAGACCAATTAACAATATTAAATGGGTTTACATTTTCCGTTCTGGTTGCAAATAGTTGAGATTGAAATTCAACTTCTGTATAATTTAGAGTTAACAAATCACCGGTCTTTCTTACATTTGGATTTCCTAAATCAGTGACGAAAGCTAAATCTTGATTTTCATCTACAGATGAAGTTACCCCAGGTATCGCACTTGATCCTAATTGCAAATCAATTGCCGGCGTATGGTGAAGAGGCCTTGCCTCACCAGCAACCGTATCAATAGAGCATCCCCAATTTGGTTCAAGAGTATTGACCAAAGATAGTGATTTAAAATTATCAACAAAAAATCCAGATTTAAATCTATCTAATCCTGTTGCCGGATCTTTAATTACCAATGAATTTGTATCGCTCTCCAAAAGAGAAAGAGATGTGTAAAATTCAACATTAGAAATTCTACTCTCAAGTTTAGAGATATCTTTCATCGTATAACGCTTACTGTCAGTTCTTACAAACTTAACTTCTCTAGCATTATAAACATATGGCGGCAAATAAACTGTACCAATTTCTAAAGCAGAATCTTCATTTGCTGGTAATTTGGGTTCAATTGCTGGTGTTCCTTCAGAAACAAAGAATTTTCCATCCCTATTTAAATAAATTTTATCTATCCTACCAACATAAAAATTATAAGCAATTTCTACAGAAGTATTTGGTGTTAGAACAAATTCTGAATTTTCTTTAGTTTCTGCAAAATTCTTACCGTCAAATTCAAATGGAGACCTAGTACTAGATAAAGAATAATCTTTAACTCTAGGTCTAATGTCAATACCATCGCTGTTTCTCTTGTATCCATTTCTATATGGAATTAATGATATCGATTGATAATTGTCTGCTGGGTAACTATTAACAGTAAAAAAGTCTCCAGTATCTCCAGTCGGAATACTGTACTTTTGGCAAATGACTCTTAGTTTTCTTTTCGGTTCAATAGTCTTTGTGGACTTTATTAGTCTAGAATAATCATAATATTCTGGTCTAATTCCATTATCAAAATAATAATCCGAAATTACATTTTTATCTCCCAAAATAACTCCAGTGCATCTTGCAGTAATTCCTGAAGTAAACGAAACTAATTGTTCTGATGGAGAAAATTCGGTTTCATTTAAATATTGAATTTCAAGTTTGTCATTACCAATTTTACTTACTACTAAAGCCTTT